CGTCGGTGAGAACACCAGCGCCGCTTGTGCGCGATTAGCACCTGCCATGCTGACGGTGTTGTCAGTGTCCCATGCGGGGCGCTGTAGGGCTGTCCGCGCGGCTGAGGTGAATGCGGCTGACACAGGTAGGCTTGCGACGGCGTAGAGATTACCGTCCGCGTCCTGCCAGTTCAACTCGCCGTAGGTCAGCGCGTCCGGTACACCGAACCCCAACACCATGGCTAGTTGGTTTGCATCATCCTTCAATCCATCGGGGCAGGCGATTGTTAGCCTCATTAGAAGCCTCCTGTAACGGTGACGGTCCAGCCGCGAGCGCGCAGCGTTGTGATTGCTGCTTCACCCGTTGCCGAGGGTGCCGAGCCGCCCGACTGGTCGAATACCCGCGTCCCGGCGTTAATACCGGATGCCACGAGCGAAACTAGAACATTGTCAATGCTGGTTTCGGTTAGGGCTGTGTTAGTGAATGCATCAGCGAAGTTCCCGCCTTTTATACTATCAAAGGCGTTAGCGGGGAAACTTGTTAGGCCAGTGCAGCCAAACCAAGCAAGGGCGAAATTAGCCCCCAATGAAGTATTGATCAAAGGGAAACTTGTTAGGCCAGTGCAGGAGCGCCAAGCATTACTGAAGTCAGTCCCCGATGAGGTATCAATCAAAGGGAAACTTGTTAGGCCGGTGCAGCCAAACCAAGCAGTGTTGAAAGTAGTCCCCGATGAGGTGTCGATTAGGGGGAAACTTGTAAGGCCGGGGCAGTTGCGCCAAGCACTGTTGAAATCAGTCCCCGATGAGGTATCAATCAAAGGGAAACTTGTTAGGCCGGTGCAGCCAAACCAAGCCAAACTGAAATCAGTCCCCGCTGACGTGTCGATTAGAGGGAAGGATGTGAGTTCCGCCCAATTCCGCCAGTAAGACCCAAAATCCGTAACCGCCCCATAACTCGCCGTCGCGCCGTTTGCCACAAAATGTGCCTCAGTATCAGCCGCCTCAGTTGCACTCAAAGCCCCGTCGCGGATCAACTGCCCCACGAGTGCGGTGCCGGGGAAATACAGACCGCCCCTCCCGCCAATGTCATAAGCGCCCGCAGGGATTGTCACACCGTAGGAAGCCGTGCCTTGGTCGGTTGCCAAGACCATCGTGCCTGTAAAACCACCGACGGGCACTGTCATGGGTAAGCGATCATCAACATTGTCAACCGTGGCGCGGGCAGGGCCAGTCTGGTATGTCAACCTTCTCGCAGCCGTGGCCTGCGTGGCGTGATTACCGTTGCCAGACTTGTCACCCATGTACCCGATTGGGTCGGATGCCGCAGTGACAGGCGTGGTGCCGTCTGAAAGCTGAAACAGCGTGGATAGGTCGCTGGATTCATACCATACGCCCTCGGCGTCACCTGCGAATAGGGCAGATGGGGAGAAGCCGCCGGATCGCATTGCCCCTAGCCTTAACAACCGCAGCCCGCGAAAGGCTAGGTTACGCATCCGCATGGCTTACGGAAGCTACCGACGCAGTGTTTGCAAACGCCCAAACGCGGTTTGCTCCATCCACACCCGGCCAAAGCTGCGCAATCGTCAGATCAGCAGCAAGGACATTCCCGCCACCCAATACAATTGTGCCCAGCAGCGTCGATGGTGCTGTAACGCCGTTCGTTGCTTGCAACATCATTTCGGTGGCGCTAACCGACTGCACCCTGATTGACAAAGCATTTGCGTTGGTCAGTTGCGTCCAGACTGCGGGCGGGATTTCGACATTGTTATTTCGTGCCATGATCGTTTCCTTTATATGTCATTTGATCACCTTCACCATCCAAGAAATAACAAATCCGGCAGAGTCCATCGGAATAACTTCTTGCACGGGCCAATTCACGCCGCCGATTGTCAGCGCGTCGGACGTGCTAGGGGTAATCGTCACGCCGTGGTTCACCAGCGAATAGACCAACTCACCCGCACCCAATGCCAGCCCGGTCCGCTGCGTGTATGCCTTGCCGGACGGTTTGGCCGTGAAGGTGTGAACCACTGGCGCGCCGGGTGTGGGGTTCCATTCCGGGCCAGTGGACGTTCCGGGCCGACTGATCGTGACAGACACCGCGCCTAGCCCGTCGCCCGCATCACGCCCCGCCTCAGCGTAGGCCAGTGCGACTTCAGCGGCTATTGCGGCCCCGCTCATACCAGCCTCGGGCCGGTCGAGTAACCGTAAAGCCCGCCGCACTGGCGCAGCATGGCCTCGATTTTGGTAGACCGGGGGATGGCCGCGCCGCCCTTGCTGGCGTCACCCGTTACCTGCCATTTGATATCACCCACGCCGACAAGAACTTTCTGATCGGCTGGCGTGAATGTCTTGGTCCAGATGCCAGGCGCTGCCACCTCGGCAATGGCAGCCTCATAGGCGGCCTCCACGACATTGGCGCTGTCAACGGTGCAGGTCGATCCGTCCAGATAGGTGAATTGGATGTAATCGGACGCGCGAACAAGCGCGTGCAAAGTCGCGGCGTCGTCAGCGATTACCGTGCCACGGTCCCCGGCGTATGCGATGAGTGCTGTGGTGGTGCCGATCATGTGACGCTCCAATGAATGGACGGGCCATGACAGCCCGCCCGATGGTTATTTTTTGCCAGTTGGCATGACGGGCTGTGCCGCCTTGGCGTCAGCTTCGGCCGTCATCGGCACAAGCCATTCGCTGCCAATCCATTCTGCAACGCCCGCATTCTTCGCCAGATCGGCGGAAATAGGAACGTCGCCACCGAGTTTGACCTCGGTGCCGTCTGGCAGGATAAGCAAGCCCGGGTAGGTACTGATGTGCTTTGTCATGGTCACAAACCCGTACCGTACCGCACCGCCGAGGGTGTGCGGATGCTGACCGGCGCGAACCGGAATGCACCATAAGTCCGAACCTCAAGCCCGTAAGCCTGTGGTGCGAGGAACATCAGCGGCATGGGCATGTGCAGCTTCACAACGCTCGGATCGTTGCGGTAAGCCACCATCTTGTTGGTCAGATTGAAGTCCGAAAAGATGTTCAACGGCTGACCAGTCTGGGCGGTGTAGACGTTCGCGCGCCGGATGAAGTCGAGGATCGTCACATCGCTTTCCGGCGCGATCTGGCGGGTGGCCAAATCACCGAACTGAGCGATCGGCAGCACGATGGTATCCGCAATCTGCGTTCCAAGACTTGCCGACTTGATGCCGGTTAGCAGGCCGTTAATGAACGCGAGGATCGCCTGTGGCGTGGACAGTGCGAACGTCGCCGCAGACGCAGCCGATGTGATGCCTGTGGTGTTGAAGAGACCTTCAATCTCCATGTCAGCGTTGCCGATCAGCGCCGTGCTGTTGACTAGCTGCTCATACGCCATCCGCGCCGCATTTGCCGACTCAGTAGGCAGGTTCATGCCCAGTTGTGCCGCCGCGCCAATTTCCTCAATCGAATAGGAATACATGACGCCCGCCATATTGACGGTCTGCTCAAACTTACCGGTCGTTATATCAACGCGCGGGATGTCGTCCCCTTTGCCATTGATGAATTTTGCGCGCCCGACCGAATCCTGCGTGAAGAACGTGACGGATGCTGCGAATTGATTTGTCGACGTGTCCACCTGCATCAATCGCGGGTAGAGGATCGTCGGATAGGGTTTGCGCATCACCTCGGCTTCGATGTGGCTGCGCTGCGAAATGACGAAACCCAAAGCTGCGGGCGCGTCCATGATCTGCGTGTTCATTGTCTTTGCTCCTTACGGCAGGTAGACACGAACAAGATCACCGATCTCGCCCGAAGTTTCAAATTTTGCCCCGGCAATCGTGGTGGCAAGGTCATGCCCGATCACGCCGGTTGCGGGAGTGAAAGTGACGGGGTTTGCCACAGTCACGGCAGTGGATGCGATGACCCAGACCGTGCCCTTACGCAAGATGCCCGCCATTTCACCGACGATATACTCGTCATTGGCCCGGCTCTTGTCAGCGACGGCGATACCCTCAAATCCAACGCCACCGAGGCGGCATGTACCTTCGTCTGTACCGCTGGCACCGACAGCGCGCCCGAACGGGACCACGGCGGTTGTGACACGCTTGGACGCCACGTCTTTAACTTGTTGGCCCTCGGCGATCATACCGGCGTAACCAAGGGGCATGACAGTAACAGCTGCCCCGAATGCGTCTTGAATAGGCATGATTTACGCTCCTTTGCCAACGGGTTGAAGATAGGCCGTGCCGAGGCCCTTGACGTATTCGGCACGCGCGTCGGTCGCAACCGTCACGCCAGACTTGATCGCGTCCGCGACCGGATCGCCCTTGCCAGCGTCACGAGCCACAACGGCGAACATGCCTTTGATTTCGGCGTCGGACGCATCGGACACGGCCTCATCACCCAGCTTGTGGGCAACAGCGGCTTTGCGCAGATCACCGTCAGATAAGCCCTCGGGCTTCACGTCCTTGGCAATCTTGGCCACGGTCGAAACCAACGCCACACGGTCAGAAACCAGCTTATCGATTCCAGCCTGATCAAGCGCGCCGTCTTTGGCGGTCTTGAGGTCAGCTTTCAACGTGCCGATTTCCTCGTCCTTGGCTTCGATTGCCGCGATATGGGCAGTCTCAGCGTCGGAAAGGGCTTTGGCTTGGGAGACCTTGAACGCCTCGATTTTCGCGGTATCGGCGGCGCTGACCTGAACGGCCTGATCCCCCAAAACCACAGTTTGCAAATTGTCTGCCATTGGGCGGACCTCCTTATCTGCATGTGGGATGGGGGAAGCGCCCCAAGTCGCCCGGTCTTTCCCAGCGTCAGCATTGTCTCCAATGCGAGCAATGCCAGCACGGCCACGGGCCACGATAGCAATGTGATTGATGCGAATGTCGCGCTGCACCGCGTCGTATTCTTCGCCGTCAGCAGTGATGCCCGGCGTGTGGTCTATGACGCTGGTGTAGCCCGCTGATAGGTCGCGGGTGCCCGCCTCGATTGCGGCAATGGCAGCGGCATCCTTAACGATTAGGGGGAGGCGCAACTTGCCATCCACCCACTCGGCTTCGGTGCTAACTTCACCCTTCGCAAGATCTGCCCAGTTGTCTTTTGTGACCGCCTCGGCAGGGTGGCCCATAGTGATAGGCGCGTGCGTGTATGTCATCACGCTTGCCGGGGCTTTGACTTCATCCTCTGGACGGTAGACCCGCACCGGCGCATCGCCAGTCAGTCCCATCTCGGACGCTGAGTATAGCTGGATGCCCGTGCGCGCGACAAAAGCCTCTGCCACGAGGTATCCGTCCGCAGTCTTGCGGGTTCCTGCTAATGTGGCCGCGTCAGTAAATTTCATTCCTGATCTCCCTCGCCTTGCCCGGCGAAAAACTCTGCAACATCGGCCTCAAGACCGGGCGCAACGCCGGATTCCGTCAGCGCATTGACGACCGCGCGGCCCAGAGCTTCTTCTGGAATAAGCCCATCCATGCGATGCACGCGCTCGAATGCCGTGGTGATTTTGTCCGCAACTTCAGCGCGGTCTTTCGCGTCAGGCTGGTGAAGCGACTTCCAGTTGAAATGGATTTCCTCGGGACGCTCCCCAAGGGCTGACCGAACTAGGCACTCGTCCAAAACCGCCATTGCAGGCTGCATTTCGCCGGATTGCTGCGCCTTAATCATGTCGTAAAAGTTGCGCGTGTCGCTTTCGCCCGTGGCGTTCATGCCAGCGGGTGCGCGACCGAATAGGCGCGTCATGGGAATGTCAGAGGCACCAGAAACCGAGACCATGAAGCGGTCCCAAATGTCAGGCAGACCCGCAAAGGTCATTGTCTTTTGTTCATACTCTTCCGCCGCGTCAATCATCAGCGCGCCGTTGATGCCCTTGCCCGTCATTGCGAGTTGCCAACGGGCGAGCATGTTCTGCTCGTATGCCGAGCCGCCACTGCGCAGGCTTTCGGTAAAGTCTGGAATCTTCACGACGTCTATTTTGGCCTCGTATGTCAGGCTTAGAATGTTTGCCGAAACGCTGTCATGGGCCTTTACCGCGTCCATGGTTGCTTGCAGCACGCTATCACCCCAGCCATCTGAGGTCATATCAGGATCTGGCAAATGCACGCCGTCAAAGATGACCAGCCGCGACGGATGCACGATGGTGTCGGACCCCATTTTATACATCGACGGACGGCCATAGCCCGGCAATGTGGGGTCGTTTTGCATGGTCTGTGCGGAGAGTTTCAACTTAGGCAGGACCGCTAGGAACTGGATGCCCCCGGCGCGCACGCTACCAACGTCCATCGGCAATGTAGGGTCGCTGTCGCCCGTTCCAATGTAGATTGCCGCGCCGCCGTACAGACGGGCCAGAACGCGCGCTTGGCGAACCTTCTGCACCAGCCCAAGCCGCGCCTCCTCAGCTTCGATCCTGCTGATCTGGTCCGCTTCCGCCTGCCACTCCCGCCACTCCCGCACGCTTTCATGCGCTGGAAGGTTGACGATTTTCTGTGCCAGCCAAGATGACCGCCACGCCTGCGAAAGCTGCGCATCGCTCAAAGACACAAACGCATATTCTGCGCCGAATGCCTTGTCTCGGCTTGTGCCAAGATTTGATACGAGGTTGCGAAGGCCGTCTAGGATCATGTTAAAGCATACCTTCGATTGAGTATGTGGAGCCGCCCAGCAAGTCCGCAATCGCGTCCATTAGAGGGTCTACTTGATCGTCAAAGCCCGTTCCCAAGCCGTCGAATGTCTGCAATTCGTATCGCAGCGCCTCGGTAAATGTCGTGTTGTCAGGCAACCACACCTGCCCCGTTGATATCCATGGGGCGGCGTCTAGGCCGCGCGTGTACTTGTCTTTGTTGCGCTGGATGCCCTGCACAGGAACGCCTTGGCGCTTTAGCGACTGGATCAGGCCCGTGCCGGAAACCTTATCCTCGACCCAAAGCCCTCTGACATTCTTGCCTGTCGCGCGATGCTTTGCCCAAAACGCGAGCGCGTTCTTTTCAAGGTCTGGCGCTTCCCACTTGCCGCGAACCAGGTCGATAAGACCCGCCCCGCCGCCTTTGAATTTCGCCCAAAGCTCTATGACCGAATAATCATTCCGCTCGCCCGTCTTTTGGGCTGTGTCTGCATACATCCGGTAGTAATCAACCTCGGGCAATCCGCCCTCATTGTACCACCTGATTCCGCCCATATCGAACAACGCGCCCTCGATAGAGACGGGCCGCTGCATGTATTGGCTTGCGAAGGTGTAGGCGTCGGCCTTGAGTATCTCTATTTCGTCCGCTGAATGCTTTTCCGGCCAAAGGGGGCCAGCGGGCAGCGAATGTCTAATAGGCCGTCCGTGCGTCCATTCTGCGGGATAATCTTGCCCCGGCTCTGTTATTACCGGCAGATCAAGATGATCCCATATTTCGCCTGTGCCGCCTTTCAGCAAATGCCCCACGAAGTCGTCGCTGTGAAGCCGTTGCATAATGACGACAATCGGCACCCCGTCATGGGCCAGCCGCGATCTGAATGTGTTGGTAGCCCTCTGGTTCACCGTCTTGCGTTTCGTCGGGCTGAATGCGTCGTCAGGCTTTAACGGATCATCGACAATCAACGCGCCCGTAAAGCGCGACTTGTCCATGTATCCCGCTCGGAAGCCCGTGATAGGCCCACCTGCGGCCTTGGCCAGCATCCCGCCGTTCGCAATTGTCTTCCATCTGTCCTTCGCGCTGCTGCTGGCGTCGATACCAACCGGCCACGCCCGCGCAAATTCCTCAGTTTGGATCAGGCCCTTGATCTTGTCGCTGTTCTCCCGTGCCAAATCATCCGAGAAGGTCGCATGGATGAAGCGAGATGCCGGGTTTATCTGAAACCCCTTGGCCACGAAGTTGACCACGGCCAACTCGGTCTTTGTGTAGCCGGGCGGTAGCGTGATTATAAGCCGCGTGATTTCGCCCGCATGGATCTTATCCAGCGCCTGCCCGATGATCTTGTGGTGCGGCCCTTCGATAAACTCCATGCCTTCACGGATCGGAAAGAAATGCTTGGCAAAGCCTAAGTTAGTCCGCCTCGCCCATTCCAGGCTGATCTCTTGCTTTGTCGGTAAGGCGTTCAAGTTGTGCAAGCTCCTCATCCGACAGGTTTGTGAGAAGAACATTGGGCTGTGGCGTCATGGTGCCGTCGCTGCTGGTGTTATCCACAACGCTGGTTTCCTTCCACCCGGACCGCGTCTTCATCCAGAAGATCATTGCAGACGTGTCGCCGTTTTTGGCCTTGTTGAATAGCGCGCCGCCGATGGTGGCGTTTGCCTTGGCCGTCGATAAATCCAACTCATTGCGGTAGTGCTTGCGCAATGTCTTGGGGTCGATCCCAAGTATTTGCGCCACGATATCCTGCCGCGTGCCGACTGTTGTGTGCAACTCAACCGTCTGCCGTGTGGCATCCGTTGGCTCATGCGGGGGCTTGGTCTTCATGCGAAAAGCCTCCGAACCGCGTATGAGCGGATGATTGATGCGCCCGTGTAAACTGCTGTGATGCCCCAAGCGTGTGAGGCTGTGACGTGATACCCAAACGCGGGCAGCACAGTGAACGTCAGGGCTAGTGAGACGCCGAATCCTATGGCTGTGGACGCTACAGCCTCAAGCGCGCTTAGGCGGCGAGGTTGCATCGTTCAGCCTTTAGCTCGTCGTATGTCTGGCCTGTGGCCTCAAGCGTTGCTGTTGCGCCTGCGAAGGCTTGCCAGCGTTGGATTATCACGTCGCAATACTTGGGGTCGAGTTCCATCATAAACGCTCGCCTGTCCGTGTTTTCACAGACGATGCAAACCGTCCCACTACCAGCAAACACGTCCAATATCGCGCCCTTAATTGGCACAGACAAAAAGTCCACAGAGAAATCTATAACCTCAGCAGGCTTTTGTGTCGGGTGAACTGATCCACGCAAAGCGCCCCGATTTACAGTCTTGCTGCGCAGCGGCTTATCTTCGGTCGTCCATGCCAGTTCACCGTCTGACATGGTTAAGCCGTCTTGGCCTTTACTCCAATAAATCCACCCACGAGTTGCAGGCAACAGGTCAGCGAAGTAATTACCGCCCCAAATAACAGAAGGGACGCCTAACGCAACGATCCACGCAAAAATTGAAGCGTTGGGCCTTTCGTTGTCCCATCCCCTTTTTTCATGAAACTTGCGGTTGTGTTTGGGGTTTGCGCTCACAGACTTCTTTTGCCCGTCAATGCCAATTCCATAAGGTGGGTCTGTGATGACAGCGTTTGGCGTCACACCATCCATCAGCTTATCAACCGCATCAATGCTAGTGCTATCACCGCACATCAACCGATGCCGCCCTAACAGCCAAACATCGCCCTCAACAGTAACGGGCACCTCTGGCGCATCCGGCACCGCGTCCTCGTCCGTCAGCCCTTCGGTTGGCTCTGCTAAGAAGTCGGCAATCTCACCCAAGTCAAACCCGGTCAGCGTCAGGTCAAAGCCCGATGCGTCCAGATCCGCAAATTCCAGCTTCAGAAGTTCAACATCCCATTCGGCAAACTCTGACACTTTATTGACGCTCAGGCGGAACGCCTTGATCTGCGCGTCGGTCAGATCGTCGGCCAGGATCACAGGC